ACCGCTCTTCCGATCTATGATGTAGTCATATTTTTAGGTTCTTAACATTTGTAATAAATCAAAAAAATATAGAGAGTGGGAAGTGTAAATATAATATTTTATATTGGCTATGTTATTACGTGCTTTTAATATATTTTTATATATTATATACGCTGCCTTTTATTTAATAAAATGGTCTATTTTATTGAAAGCCAGTATTTACTTGACTTTTTGGGTAATTCGTGGAGGTTTTGCAAGGGTCAAGGGGGAAATTCCAGCCAGCCGAGTAACGATATACCCTCTTGAAAATTTCCGGTAAAATTATTGCCGGATAATATAATGGCTATTTTGACCATTCACAGCCAATTATAGCCAATATATTATCTCTTGCAGGATTTTACACTAACTGCTCAGTAGTAGTACATCACCGGTTATTAGCCAGTTTCTCTACATTCTTATAGGAAAATAAATACCCCTAAAATTGATTAAGCATCTCTTAGGGGAATTTATACCTGAATAACATTTTACCCATGAAATCTCTTATTATTTTAATGGTAGAATTGATTTTTTAATTAATATCAAACCAACCAATTTCCTCTTTGCTTGAGGATAATCCATATTCACTCTCAAATCTTTCAATCTCAGCATCAATCTCCTCTTCTAATCTTCTTTGAAGTTCTGCTTCAGGGTCAACTTGTAACCATTCCAAACAATCAGCCACAGCAATTGCCAAACAATCCAATCTATCATCATGACCTAAACAATTTCTATCCTTTGTAATTCTTGTCATTTGATAAAATAATGAATATTGCTGCTGTATTTCAAGAGGATAAATCTTTATACTTTCTGCATCCTCTTTAATTAATTGTTTATCTACAATTAATCTATGCTGATTCATAATCGGTTCAAGTGTGTCTATAATTCTTCTTTCTTTTTGTGTATTATGTCTTATTTCTTCTATTGCACAAGGATAAATTCTTCTTAAAACAGGAGATAATAAAGTTGTGAACATACCATCACCAAAGTTAGATTCAATTTTTACTTTGTTTACTTTGTATTCTTTAGCTATTATAGCCAATTTCTTTAGGTTCTCTTCACAATAACCACCTTGTAAACCATCTTGTTTTAATAAGAATAAATAACCATTCATAACAGCCAATACAGTATATGCTAATTCGTCCTTACCACGACCTGAAGGGTCTATAGACATCATAATGTAATTGTAGGGAAGCCATTTAATGTCTGGTAAAGGAATTGGAGCATAGAATCTGTCTGTACCAATACCATTACAAGGTAAATCTTTGATGGTTTGTTGTGGTGATGAACCATAAGCAACTTTCTCAGGAGCAATCTCTCTATTACAATCCATTACAATTAAATCTGAACATTTAAGAGGATACCTCTCCATATCAGATAATGTGGTGTCTAACATCTGTTGCATAGCAAATTTACTTCTACCTTCAGCTTCCAGCTTCAATATCATTTCATCACCAAATCTAAGAGGGTCAGTAGACTGTCCAACTAAGGTAGGGTCTTGTTGTATTTTGTTTGCTATGTATGGTGCTAATTTATCACCATATTTTTCTTGTTGTTGTTCTGTTGGATATTTAATGGGGAATATTCTTATAGGTATTCCCTTGTTATAAAGTTTGTTATAGATTGAAATCTCTGTATGTGGTGTTCCTAAAAACAACAAATTACCATCCTTAAAAGGTGATACAATTTGTCTAAATTCAGTAACAGCACTTTCAATATGCTCTCTCTTTATCTGTGTATCACAGTTTTCAGAAGTTTCTATATCATCTGCAATAATATGAGTTGCACGAGAACCTGTAAGAGAACCAAATATACCAACTGCTCTGCATGAAGGTTGAATTCTTATACCAGCCGGAGCAACATCAAAAGCTAAAGCATTATCTCTTTGACCGGCTTTAACATCCGGTATCAGGAAGTTTAAAAAAGGAACTATCTCAAATAAACCTCTTGTAAATTTCATGAATTTCTTAGCTTCTTCCTGATTTGCTCCAACATAAATAATTTGAGTATTTACAGGGTCTTTGAAAAACAACCAAGCAACATAAATACCTGTGATGGTTGATTTAGCAACTCCCCTAAATCCATTCAGGATTAGGTCAGATTCTCTATATTGAAGCTCATCAGCTATAGCATATTGAATTTCAGTAGGAGAAGGAAGATTTATACATTGAAAAACCACATATAAAAAATTCTTGAAATTCTTTTTGCATTTAGCAATGATAGCTTCATCTATAGAGATGGTTATTTTACTCTCCTTATATCAGGGAGTAAATCTTCATCTTCAAAAGGCAGCTTAGAAGAGATTTTATTAGTGAGTTGTGCTACACCTTTATGTTTGGATGTAGCTTGAATGTTATTATATTTGAGGAAGTTCAATACCACAGCCAAATCTTGAGCAGAAGGTTCTGTATCAAGTTTATTGTTAAGAATATTCACAAACTTATCATATAAATCTTGTTCTTTAGACATATAAACTCCTATGCTAATTTCTCAAAATACCATTTGATTTTATTTCTTAAATAATCTCCAACCTCTTTAACACCCTTTAAGCCTATATACGGTAAATAGTTGATATCAATTTTACCAGCTGAAGAAGTCTTAGGATTATCTTTACCAAATTCAGCATGTGTTATGCACTGATATGGCTTTAATCCATATTTTTTACATAATTGTGCTGCTAGATTACACATAGCTTCTACTTGTACTCTGGTTGGTTGTGTAGTTATATCTTTTCTACAACAGATTGCTAGACCAATCCTTCCAGTATTACCACCACCACAATGCTGTGCATATTTACCGTCGTTACAATTTAAATTATCTTCAGGAGTGAATTTTCCATTATATACATTACCTTTATCATCTACCATATAATGATAATACTCTTTATCTACTGAATTAGGCATATAACCTCCAGCTGTCCAGTGTAATATAATATTTTTATACATAATAATAACTATCCTTTAATTTTATCCAATTTATTTAAGATTAATTGATATTTTCCATCTAAATTATGTAGCAACTCTTTATCACCATCATCTGCATATTTTTTTAATTCAATTTTCTGCTGTGCTAACTCTAACTTTAAATTTGCAATATCTAGCTTTGTTGCAAAATAATTTGATTGTGCAATCATGATAATTGTTACAATTACCACTATAATATTTTCTTTCGTTATAAATTTATTCATTTTTCTTACCCCAACCACAAAACTTTTGAAAATTATCCACTGTGTGAAACATTGCCCAACGTTTGAACGCACATACCCCTGATACTTTTAAAAGTTTTTCAAAAACTCTGTCTGCAAAATACCTATCATTACCGACATAATGATGATTTTCACAAAGAACATCATGTATCATTGAGGGTATTAAGAATTTTGGGTTTTCTTTACTTCCTATTATTCGCCAAAACGCACGAGGAATACTCGCACCATCCCATCTGTAGTCTTTAGGAATTGTAAAACGATATGTTTTTTCTTTGTAAAAATCTATTAAAACAACATTTATTTTATTCTTACAAATAAAAGGTTTATCTGATATTTGCTTAATAGTTTCTTTTGACATTTCAGGTTCGGGATAGAGAATATCCACGTGCGGACTAGAGCTAAATTGTATACTGATATAATCATCCTCGTACCAATCAATCATTTTTCAAAATCTCCAGTTTAAATAAAATAACAATCCACTACTATTTCTTAATTGGTAAAGAAGTATCAACAACTTTTCCGTTGACCTGTACCACAACACAAAACCAGTTATTCTTTATATTTTGTTTTTGCGTTGATTGATTGTCTGTTGGCTGTTTTTGAACTGTGATAACTGCTCTGTTATCCTCAAAAGTCTGCTCAGGCTGTACCATATCAGCACAAAACCCTTTACAACCTAACATAAGTAAGCTTAAAGCTATTACGATTTTCTTCATAATAAAATCTCCTTATACTTTCTCATCCACTACCAAAGGGACAGCCAAAAAGTCAGTAGAAACCTGTACAAAGCATTCTTGAATGAACGCAGGAGTTACATTCTTAACTTCTTGCAGGCTCTCCATATATTCAAGCGTAAGTTCCTGTGTAAAATCAGGCTCTTTATACGTGATGACAGGTACTGTTTGCCCTGATTGTACAGCCATTGAAATTGTCGGCAACAAGTCCGATAAAAAATCTTTTTTATCCCCTGTAGCCATATTAACCTGCCGTCTGATATAACCCAGCGAGGTTTTAAAAAATTCTTGATTAAAAACTTCTTGTTTTGCTTTGTTTTGTTTTGTATCAAAATCAGGGTCAAGGATTACGTCAGAACCGTCCCAGATATATTTTTGAGGCTCTGCAACATAAGCATTGTATAGTTCTTCAGATACTTCAAAATTTGTAGTTTCTTCATTTAATACACGAGCTTGACCTGCTCCGTTTATTTTGTTGTCTTCAATAAAAATATAATAAGTCATTTATCTTATTCTCCTAAAGCCGTTTAAACTAATCGAAGTACTATTTGCAAAAGTACTGGCGTTTGATTCATCTCCTGCCAGTAATGAAATAGTATGGTCTGACCCTACAGGTATGAAGGTAGTGCATCCGCTTATTGCATTTACTTTGTCTATTCTTGTTACGGCTCTGCACAAACACCCTGCATTTGATATCAAATTTGATTTTGCATACAAGCCAAAAGAATTATTTATAGCCGAACCTGTTCGCAGGATAACATCAACCAAAACAAGATAGGGGTGATTATCATCCGGAAGATAATTGCTTAAATCAAAAGTTTTATTATAGTCTTTTGTCAAAGTAGCATTTTGCACAAGGTACATTGTGCTGGTGGTGTATTTCCCGTCAATGTCTTGTTCTTTGGCTAGGGATACTGGTGTATTGATGGTAGATGTGCATATTAAGTTGTTTTCGTTGAACCAACATTTACGTAGAATTATATTTTGCTTATCAGAAATTTTCCACTTTGTTTCACCAACCGCGTGATAATACCAGATATTCTCAGTTTTGTGGTAAAAATATTCATTATCTGATGATACTATAGGTGGTAAAACATACCCCTCATATACATGTAATAACCAGCCTAACGTTAAAGAGTTGTCTTGATTTAATTCAAGTAACATGTGGCTTACTGCATTTTTGTATCCTGTCGGGTTACTGATAGATATTTCTGATGTAGAGTTTTCAACATTCTTTAAACTGCCATTATCATTACGCCCGTTGCTAAACAAACATTTAACACCTCTATCTACCCACCCGCAGCTGCCAATAAACCCGCTACCGTTGAAGATGTCTACAACAGAATCTAAAACCCCGTTTCTTAATGATACAAGACCTATTGGGAAATAGATTTCTTCATCTATCCATGTTTTACCAGAATCTGTTGTGTGTTTAATAATATTATTGTCTGTATCGTACCACATACAATTAGTTAAAGAGGTTACAGGGGATGTATCCTGTGAAAAAACGTTTATATCATTCGAAAAATACCATAAACCGTCATTTCCTGACTGTTTTGCACCTACAAAAAACAAGATAACATTTACTGTTTTTGTAGATGTAATTTGTGATAGCGCGATATTAGTATCTAATGTTTTATATTCAAATTTCCTTATCCCTTGTTCTTTGTCCAGCCAACCATTTGGACGTGTTAAAATTGAACCTGCTTTGATATAAAAAACACCGTCAATTACTTCCCATTTAATCCTTTGTGGTGCTTCTAATATACAGTTGGTTAGTTGGGTTTTGTTTAATTTTGTATCAATACCAGTAGCGTGAATTTTGTTAAGTTCTTCTTGCGTTTTGTTTTCAATTGAAGTTAATGAATTATTTACTATATCAGTGGCTTCTGTAGCTTTTTGTGTTGCTATATCGGCTTGTTCCTTTGCTTTATTCACTTCTTCAGATGCTTTATCTGCCTTTTGAGCTGCAATTGTAGCTGAATCTACAGCTGTGTTGACAGCTTCTTCTAATTTATTTATTTTATTAGCTGCATCAGAAACTTGCTGAATTTTGTTGTTTACTTCTGTTTCGAAGTTAGATTGAATACCTAATACTTCTTGTTTATTTTTTTCAATAATTCCTTCTAAATCAGCTTTATTACCTGCAAGGGTTTCATTAGTTTCCTCTTGAAATACAATATTATTATCATAAATCTCTTGAACCGTATTAAACACTTGGTCTTGAGCTAAGTTTTGAACATCTTTATCTAATATTGAAGTGTTTGAAAAATTTACCATCTTTTCATCAATAGGAGTTGTTCTTGCTATGATAATAGAAGCCTTAACATCTAAAATTTGGGTAACTCTAATTTGAGTTGAGTTTAAAAATGTATAATTTTCTGTTCTCTCTCCATTAATAAGTACATTGATATGATTCTTCTTAATGTACGGGAAAGGGATACTGAAAACAGCATCCCCACCTTCATATATGTACTCTTTACGGGCATAATATATTGTCATTTATCTCCTTTTAATTAAAACTTCATAATTTGATGAATTAAATTTTGTTCTAAATCTTGATTTATTTTTTCATTCAGCATCTGCAATCTTACTTGTTGTTGTCTTTGTTTCATTGTAAAACCCTTCTTATCAACAAATTCATCCCCTCTTTTATTGATAACTTTTCTTTTTGCAACAGTATAATATCTTTGGAAAGTATCATCTAATAGCTTTTTCTTTGTTTTATAAGAAACAGCTGACCAATCTTTTCCATCAGAATTGATACCATCATTTAAAGATTGGTATCTAGGGGTTTGAATAAGCTGAGCTATAGATTCTTGTAGGGTTTTACCTCCTATCTTAACCTCTGTAAGCTCATCATACATTGCATCATAAGCACTTCTACCAGTTTCTTGGCTTTTAAATTCTTCTAAAGGAACTCCTGTTTTCTTTAATAGGTGTGCTATATTAGAAGGTGAGTAACCTTTATCAGCCATTCTAGCCATTTCAGCATATTCAGGCTGTATAAATTTATCATCAGTTGCTTTTGCAATAATTAGTCCATATTGGTCAACCCTATTACCAAATACGTCTCTTCTATAATCCTGTGGACTTGTAAATATATCTGTATAATTTCGTACAAGATTATCATAAAATCCTTCAGGTTTCTTTTGTTCTGTATTACCTTTAACAGTTTTGACAGCACTTCTTATTGCATTAACATTACCTGACATTGGTAAAAAACTTGAAAATGTATTTGCAGCAAGCTGCTCCCTAACTCTTACATCTGTTGAAGGATTAAATATATCCATCAGTTTTACTGTATTTGTTCTAAATCCGGCTTGGTCAATATAATCATTCATTATATTACCTAATATTTGACCAGCCATTTCTGCTAATCCTATTTCTTGTTCTGAAGATAATATTTTACCTGCTAAAGCTACATTATCAGCACAAAATGCCATATAAGAATCAAGTGGTGTAAGCATACCCATATAAGGAATCCATTTACCACCAATTTTAATTGAATATGGTCTCCATCCTGTTTTTAATAGTGCAGTCTTTTCCTTTTTATCTATAGGTTCTGAGCCTGTTATTTGACCATTTGCAGCAGCAAAAGTAAAACCAGCACCTAATGTAATCATTGTTGCCATCTTACCATAAGCTTTTGCTCTGGTTTCAGGGTCAGTAGAAAAGAATTGTTTTCTAGTATTATTATTCAAAACAGCATATAAAGGATTAGCTTGTAATGCTTGGTCAGCAATATTTGCAGGGGTTTTAACAAAAGGCATAAAGATTCTTAATGGTACAAACTTTTGTGTTCCAGCTTGCATCCAATCTCCAATACCGCTAATTAAAGTTTTATCCATGCCGGTTTCTCTTTTTACACCTGTAGCTGGGTCATAAACTTTTCTATTCAATGGAACTTGGAATAACATATCTTTCGCTTCGACAAAAGCTTTAAAATCCAAAGGTTTACCATCTTCTGTAAATGCTATTTTATTAAATATTTCATCTGCTGTTTGGGCTGCATCTCCAATCAATTCAGTTTCTCTTCTTGCTTGTGAAAGAGCTTTTGCCCTCACAATATTTCTATAATTAAGCTGAGACATAAATTCATCTGAAGCCATCATTAATCTGGGAATAAATGAGTGAATATTTTGGAGTGTAATTCCAAATCCAGCATCACCTATTTCTTTGAAGGTTGTAGCCCATTTATGAAAACCATCTTGCAAATTACCCTCAACTATTTCTTTTGTGTTCGTCAGTAATCCATCTCCATTAATGAAAGCTTGTTTTGCAAGTCTCATTGATTCACCAAAATTAACAAAAGTTCCAAGCCATTGGTCAATACCTTCTCTTGTAACTTCTCCATTTCCGGTTAAAAATCCACCTAAAATCCTATAAGTAGGATATAAATTTGTTTGAATAGCTCCTGAAGAAACATTCTTGAAAGCTGAAGCGATACCTAAAACATTATTAATTACATAAGAAGGAGCTTGATTACCCCAATGTTTAATAGTGTCAACAAAGCCTTTTGTGGTATCTGCTAATTTAGCATACCATCCACAAGTTTCAGCTTCATCTTTTACCATAGCTTCCATTATTATTTCTGAAGAATTTACATTCTTACCAGCTTTTAGTCCATTATAAGTTTCTTCCAAAACATCATTAAGTTTGGAAAACATCTGTCTGTCTCCCATTATTTCATTATAAGAAGGATGTTTTTGGAAGTTTGTTAAGAACTCTGATTTGAACTCTTGTAAAGATTGATTTCTTGTAAAGTTCAATGATATGCTGTCAAGAATGTCTGCGATACCATTAATACCCTGCAATGCAAGGTCTGAAAATCTCTCTGAACCAAAAGTATTTACAGCTTTCTTTGTTATTGATTGGTATCTTAATCCACGACCAAATCCAGAACCAACACCTTCAATATATTTTTCAATATCTTTTACAGCTGTTAAAATTCTAAGATTTTCTCTAGGATTTGCATTAGCTTGTACATCTTTCAAAACTGATAATAGTTTTGCAGCGGCAAGCTGTTGTCTAACAATACCATCTAATATTTCAGGTGATTGTGCATTAAAATAAGCAGCAGCTTTTTGAGGATTATCCTTTAAAGCTTGATTGAAATAACTATCTGCATCAGCTGCAACATCTTTAAATGTTTTTCCTGAAATATCAATATCAGTTTTTGCGATTCTGTTTATGATAGCATCAATACTACCTTCTTCTTTTAAGTTTATATCACCTTTTGCTATGCTTGCTCCTATATCATTAGGAGAAGCATTAAAATCCAATTTTAATTGTTGTGGTTCTCCTGTTGGTTTAGATGGTTCATTTCTGAGTTTCATATAAACTACATCAGGTTCACCATTATTATATTGTTTGAAGAAATCTTTATCCCAATCTTTTGGTTTATATTCTTCATTCCATTTAACTCTATTAACTTCTTCAAAGCCAAACTTCTTGTATATTTTAGGTAAAAAGGTATCAAAACAATCAAGTTTTTTACCACCATTTTGAATTGCTAAATTCATCATTCCAGCAAGACTACCTTTTTCCACTGAGAATACAGAAACAATATCCCCATCAGATTTTAAAGCAAATCCACTTTTACCATTTTCAGCAGTATAAAGTTTCATTTGCTTATATTCTTCAGGAGAATATTCATAAACCTGTGCTGCCTTCTTACCATTAATTTCATTAGCAGCTCTAAAGTTAGATATAAAAGAAGCAGCATCTTCATCTGAGTTTGCTGCCAATTCTTTATAACTATTTACCGGTTTTCCTTGAGCTTCAAGTTCTGCTTTAAATTCAGGACTTGGGTCATGAATTATACTCCCAGTGTTGCTGCTGCTGCTTTCGCTTCTTCGTATGTAAGGTTGTATTCTTCCATTATCGTTTGAAGGTCTTGCTCCGTATAACCCATTGCTTGAAGTTTCTGTTCTATTTCCACTCCTGCTTTGAATGTCTGTATCTGTTCTTTGTCCATTATTGTTCTCCTTATTTAATTGTAAACCATCAGAAAGAGTTTGTCCATCCTTCATGACATTTTGTAAAGGTTCTTCTTCTCTTATAGAAGTATCAACCCCTGTTTTTGAAGCTTTACCTTTTGACTTCTTATAAGTATAGGAAGGTGCAACTTCTGCTTCATTCATCCCCTCATATCTTGAGAAGTGTTGAAGATTTTGGTCAGGTACTTCACCTTTTACAAAATCTCTTGCATGTTCTAACTCACTTCTTAAAGTTGCATAAATATCCTGAGAATTATTATTTATTTGAATAAGAACATTACCATTTTTATATTGGGTTGTTTTACCATCAGGAATATTAGACCAATCACCATATTTAACAGTAATCTTTTTGTTCTTTTCTTTTGGTGTTTCAAGTTTCTTTAACTCTTCTTGTGCAATTCTTAATTCTTCTTTTAAATTATCAAGAGGGTCAGAAACTTCTTTATTACCACCTTCTACCATTGTTATTTTATCTTCAATCTTCTTTATTTGAAGCTTCTTTTTATCAATAGCAGATTTATTTATTTTTGGTGATTTCTTTTCTAATTCCCATTTGTCTTTATAATAATCTACAATAGCTTTTGTAGTATTTGTTCTTTCTTTAGATGAACCAAGTAAACCATCACCATCAATAAGACCTCTTTGCTGCCAAGTTGATACAACAGCACTATTCATGTGGGAAACACTTAAATTTCCTGAAGGGTCTTGTGCTTTTAATTGAGCTTGATATTGTTCCGGTGTTAGTTTATAAGCATCTTCCCATTTTTCAACTCTGATAGACCATGTACCATCTTCATAAGGGAAGATTTCTTCTCCGGCTTCTCTTAATTTAGCTATTGCTTGTGCTTCTTCAATCTTAGAGTTTGGTAATCTATCAGCTATTAATTGAGAAACTTCTTCTCCAGTTTCTTGAGCTTCTTTTCTTAATAAATCAACTTCATTTACCATATCTAAAGTTGTTGCTAAATTATCCATTGAAACCTTAGCTTGTGTTGTTTCTATTAAAGCTTCACTAGCTTCTTCTGCTGTTTTTGCATGAAGTGTTCCATGTAAACCTTTAACAAATTTTCTTACAGTTGGTGTAAGAGCTATAGAAGCTACACCACCACCTAAAGTTGCTCCAAAAGGAATACCAATTAAAACTCCATCAACAACATTTTTTAATCTTCCTTCAAAAGCACTGTCAGTATCGTTTGTTTGTAAGAATGATATTAATGGATTGTTGGTTTCTCCAAAAGCATCTGCTAAATGACCTTCATTTTCTTCCGGTCTATATAATGTAAAATCAGCTAAAGCTCCTGCAACTAATCCATCAACAGCTGCATTTACAGTATTACCCATTACAATAGCTGCTTTAACATTTTTACCAGCTCTTGCTGCTTGAAGTCCGGCTTTTGTGGTATTTATAACCTTACCAGCTTGACTTAATTTTTGTAAACCTTGACCAAATTTAATCATACCACCACCGATTGCAGCAGCTTTAGGAAGCATTGTAGCTCCTTTAACTAAAGCACCGGCTGTAGCTACTTCTCCACCACCCCACAAGAAACTTGATAAGAAAGCTGCTGTACCTACACCATAACGATATAGATATTTCATATTTTCTCCAAAATGCGTTCTACTTTCATATTGGGTTTCTCTATCTTTTGGTTGGAAGAAGTGCAAAGCTTCAACTCCAACAGATTTTGCTATATCTTTTGTAGTGTTCCAAGCATCAAGTTTTTCATATTCTTTTTCTTCAGGAGCAGCATCAGTATATTCTTCATTGATTTGTGAATTATTATCTTCAGCTTCTTCAGGTTGTAAGATACCCATTTCAAGAGCTTCATCTTCACCTAAAGTAGAAGTGGGGTTTTCTTGTTTATTATCCCATCTGTTGATAATATTCTCAACCCCATTTTCAATATCTTCTACACTCATTAATTCTCCTTTATTTTTCTAAAAATTGATAAGCTGTAATCCATTGTTTATTTTTATCATAAAATTCAACATGGAGACTGCCTTTTGCTTTATTTTCCACAGCTCCGGTATTTCCTATATGTCCTATAGGATTTTTAGTATCCACTCTTTGACCTAATTGTGGAAGTCCGGCAGCTTGTAAGTGCATATATTTAATAAACTTACCATTTTCACATTGAACTAAAATCATATTACCCATTCCACCACTTTGTCTTTCATGCAATACACCAACAACAGTTCCATTCATAGGAGCATAAACAGGTCTGCCCATGTAAATATTTTGCCCGCCTAAATCATATCCGGTGTGTCTTGTATTTTTGGTATATGTTTTTCCATTGTTTGTAACTGTTATTTTTCTTTGTGGTGATGGTTTTGATGCTATAACAACATCTTTGTCTTTGTTACCAAGATTAGAATGAGTTATTCCCATCTTTCTCAATGCCTGTGTAGATTTATTAATATCCATTTTGTTCCATTGATTTTGGCTGATAGCTGGAGTTCTACTTAATGATTCAAATCCTGTTGCCATTCCTGTAACATAAGAGTTATGCTCTCCTTCTGTTGCATATTGTCTGTAAGCTGATTTGTATTTGGATAAACTATCATTAAAAGCTTTATAATCGTGGTCTTGTTGATATTTAGCTTCTAATTCTATCAGTTTATTTTGAAATGCTGTCTGCATATCAGGGTCAAGTAATACAGCATCAATATCTGTATCTCCTGTATGATAACCTTCAAGCATTTCTTTTCTAGCTGATTTAACATGCTCTGTAACCTTTTTAGCTTCTGCTGTTTGTTGCTTTTGCTCTCTTGTTTGAAGGTTTTGTAACATGTGAAATCCATCTTTATAATTTAATGTTCCATTATTTATAGCTTCTGTAATTTCATCATAAGTTGCAGTTCCTGCAATAACTTTAATTCCCAGCTGTGCAGCTACACGAGGATTAGTTTCAACTTCAGCTAAATCTGCCCATGTCTTTCTTCCGGCTGCCATCTCTTGAAACATTTTCATACTGTTTATCCCATCAAGGTCATATTTATTCACCATTTCTTTAGCATACATTTGCATTTCATTTGGTGAAGATAATTCTCCTTTGGTATATTTCTGCATGAAATCAGTCATTACTTCTTTGACTTTTTTTTGTTGTTGAAAATCTTTAACTTCAACTTCTAATTTCATTTGTCTTAGATTTGCTTCTCTTGCTTGTGCTAATAAATCTTTAACCATAATGTCATAATTAGGTACAACCTCACTTAAAGATTTATCATCGCTGAGTTTTAAATCTGTTACAGCTGCTAATATTTCTGCATCATCAATCTGTCCTGCATTTCTTGCAATATAATTTTTAATACCACCAATAATAACTTTAGCTTGTGTATCTGAAGCCACAATACCGGTATCACTTCCTAAATGTTCTATTTTATTTTCTAAAACAGTCCTGAATGTTGCAGCTTCTGTACCTTCTTCAGCATCAATTAAAGCTGCTTCAATTTGAAAAGTAGTATCAGAAGTTTCTTTTATATTTAATTGGTCAAATTGATATTTTTTATTTTCAACAGTATATTTTTGTGTTAAATCTTTTACTTGATTATTCCATTGAACTAAAGCTGTACCATAATCCTTTGGGGATAATTTGGTTTGTTTAAAAGCATCTATCATCTTTTTATTAGTATCACTAACTAATTGATGAAAAGCTCCTTCATCCATTTTTTCTAATTCTGGATGAGATGATATTTCCAAAGCTGCTGCTCTATATATATCTTGTGCTTGTAATTCTCTGAAAGCATTATCATTATATGGGTTAAATACCCCAGCTCCTTTAAATCTTTTAGATACTTCTGACCAATCTTTTTTATTACCTCCTTGCTGCTCAGTTTCCCAAATAGCTTTAATAGCATTTTCTTGAGATTGATAATGAAATAAAGTATCCATTTCCATCAAGCCTTTACCTAAAGAAGCTAAAGCATTGGCTGTGTTTGCCCATTTATTAGCCCCTGAAGTATCAATAGAATAATGAACTGTCTTATCTGTAACTGTCGCTGCCGGTTTAAGATTTCTATCTTCTACTGCTTTTGGAACCAATCTGTTATTATTATTTTGATATGGCATTATGCTTTACCTCTATAGAATTTCATTTGTGCTTGCTGCATTTTGTTATTTGAATAAGTTGTCATTAAGCCACCAATACCGGATAATAATGTCGAACCGGCTGAAGCACCTGCATATGGCTGCATAGAATAAATTGAGCTTAATGCTTGATTTCTATATGTATCTAATTGATTATTATATTCAAGTCCTAACATTTGTAAGTTTCTAGCATGAGTATAATCACTTACTGCTGTTGCCCTGTCATATCCAGCAAAAAGATTATCTATACTTAACCCTTCAATACCGGAAGACGCAGCACTTGCTTGAGCTGTAGCTTTTGCTTTCATATTCTCTATTTGAATTTGCTGTCTTTCCTCTGCATTAGCTTCTTGCTCTTGAGTGTATCTTAGATTTATTTGTTTTGATTGTTGAATATAATTGTTTAGAGCTGCTTGTGATTGAAGTGTTTGGTAATTGGTATAAGCCTTAGATTGTTGATTAGCTGCAATAGTATTAGAAATTGCACCGACTGCACCAATTCCTAATCCGATTGCTGATATATCACACATTTTCTACTCCTTTGTTTTATAAAACTGTAAAAATTCAAATCCATTAACATCAGCAGATTCTGTAAATGTAAACCCTATATGCTTTAACCAAGCTATGTGTCTTAAATTTCTTGCATCAACTGCATTATAAAGTACATTGAATTTTTCCAACCATTTTTCAACATATTCCCTACCACCCTTAACAAGTGTTACAGGATGTCTGAATGATTCATCACTTCCTAGATACCAAACTAGACCAAAGCCTTCAGGTTGTTTATATGATGAAACTCCAAACATAGCTTCAGTTTTTCCATTCACTTTAGCTGAATAGCATTCTGACCATACATAACCATACGTTAAAGCTTCAATAGGTGTATGACCACATGCTTGACACTCTGCTATATCTTCAGTTCTGAGGCTATCCTTAAGTTCAAGAATATCCCCAGCTACTGAAGGTACGATAATTACATTATTGTCCACGAACGATAAAATCTCCTAGCCATTCTAATGATAAGAAACAACTTGGTAAATAACTGTCATTTATAATTTCTATAGAAATTTCTTCATTTCTTGCAATGACCGGAAGTAAGAATGTTCCACTTGAAACATTTATTTCACCAATCATTGCAGATTTCATACCTACTATCTTGCCTGTAAATTCAAATTCAGATGTAATATTCGTATTATACTCAGGTGTTACAATGATTTTAAAATACCCAGTATTTGCATAGCAAAGCTTTATATCCCTAAGCATCAATATACCTTCCATCACCTTTGTTCCATTTTGAGTTTGTTGCCTATAATAAATTAAGGGCATTTCCCAAGATGATGTAAATGTATTTCCTATAACTAAATAATTGTGTATACCATTTACAATTACTTGTTTTTCACTTATTGTGTACTCTAAAGGAAATCCTTTATTATCTAAAATTGTAAGTGTATTAACAGGAGTATAAGGCAGATTAAATATTGTTGTTTCTGCTTCATTATTAATTGTTAAATCTTTTTCTGTTATATAAACTTTTCTATCTATATAAAATAGATAATCTAAATTGGGTTCTTTATTCTTTGGTGTAAAATTTATTTTCTCTAAATAAATACCATCACTATATTGAATAACCATGTACATCCAATTATCGTGAAAATCTACATTTAAGATTTTTCCGTTATCAAAAACCCATTTACTCCAAGCTGATTGTGCTTTCTGTTCTGATGTATAATAATAATTATAAACATAGATTGCATTAGTTTCTTCTGTCGTAAGGAAACAAGCTAAAGAATTTGCTGTAGAACCTGCAATTTTATACATATTCTTTGGTAAAAAACTTGGTACTTGTTCTGTAATATCTCTAGCATTTACTGAATAGGTAGAAGTAATATATATTTCCATTACTCGTGAAAAATCACCATTCTCAAATAAGAAAAAACCTGTACTACCTGCATTTATAGGTTTGACAAACCTACTGCAAGGATATTCCATTGTCAAATCAATAGCTGCTGTTGAGTTAGAGAATATATCTCCACCTTTTATTGAGAATGCTGATGATTCAGAAAATAATAGTAGTTCTTCGTTAAATGGTAAACTATGTTTTAACAGAACCATCTTAGAATTAGAACCTACATCAATAGGGTCTGTATCTAATTCTGAAAGAGTTGTCTTTTTAAAAAATGAGAATATATCTTGAGTATCAGAATATATTGATTTATCTACAGATAAAAAGGCTAACCTTCCTTTATGTGTAAATATATCTTGTATTGTATTCCCAATAAAAGAAGGAGTAGGAGCTGAATCTTCATCACCAGCCCCTCTGTCTGTCCAATCAATTGCTTCAAAAGTGAATGTTCCATCTGCTTGTCTAATTAAAGCATGTGGCATTGTTTTAGCATCAATTCTATATTGGATATCAGGAGAACAACATTCTTTCCACGACCCACTACCAAAAGAAGAATTATCAGAAGTTTCAAATTGAACATAGTAATCATCAGCTTTATTCACATCTTCACCAACTATCTTTAATATAAAACCATTCGGAGCTACTGTTGGTAAAACATTTATTGCATCTGCTTTTTTATAAAAAGCATATAAATCATTATCAGCGTTACTATCTTCAGCTTGTATGGTAAAATTACCACCATTTTTCTTTTGTAAACAAATTACAGAACCTGACCTTGTAATGTCCCACTCAGTTGTTCCTAATTTTTCCACTAATCCGTCATATAATTTTTTAGCTATGGCATTTGTTTTTGTGGTCTCAAGCTCAGAAGTTGATGTATAACTGGCTACTACTTTACCATTAACTCTAATAATATGGTCTGTAGTGTAGTTCCCCTGTCTGACAAATATTAAAGCACTTGCTTTATATTTGTTAGGATACTTATCTTTTGTCAAAGCTGTATAAACTGTTTTATTCAAGACAAAAGTATAATCAGCTATAGTTACAGCAAATAAATCTTGTAAGGGTTGGGTGGTCTTAATATAAGTTTCACATCCTTGATTAATTGTTACTTTTTTTTCGTTTCCTTTTAAATCAAAAACCTTAATCGTACCATCACCAGCAATTAATACTTCATATCCTTCATTCTCTTTAATGATAGTATGACATAATGGATGAGTATCTAATCTATCCATCATTTTTGCAACATGCTCAGATGGTGGTCTATCTTTTAAACCAATAGAAGGCATTGGTAAATAATTCACTAAATTCTTTGATTGGTTTGGGTACATTAATTTGTCAGGTTGTTGTGAAATACCTCCAATAAAGTTTGCAACTGTATCTCTAACTAATGTCATGGTAAATAATCCTTTATTCTTCCATCATACATAGCCGGAATCATTGTATATTCTCCAATTTCAAGTTCATGCTGCTCCATTGCAACACGAGCTTCCATTAAATCTTCTTGAACATACTGACTGGCTTTATCTGCTCCAAGCTCTCTTTTTACAAATTTGTAAGCAGCAGACATTGTTGCATATTGTTTAGCAACTTCCGGTAAATCTTCAAAAGGATAAGAAAATACGATAGATACTTTTAAAGGTGTTAGAATAGAATAAGTGTGTTCAAACTTATCATATAGCTTACCTTCTCTTACAACATATCTGTTTTTGTACATTGTAGGAAATTTTATCATTATCATATTGTCTGGAATTTTTATTATATTATTTACATCTGGGTTGAGTTGATAAAAATCTTCTGAATTAAAATCCCAGCCTTGAAGCTGTATTCTTTTTGTTTCATCTTCTAATATCTTTTCCGCAGCTATTGTAAAATAACTCTTTGTTCCTTCTAAAGTGTTTAATGGAGATTGCCCGATACAAGAAAGCATAGTATTTATTGCTTCAAGTTTTGTTGTCATTTATTTCTCCTAAAAAAAAAAAAATAAGGGTAGATGAATTTCTACCCTTTTATAAATTTGTGTCAAGCATCAATTAAGCTGCATTTGCTGAAATTTCAACAGCACAATCAGGTCTCAAAATACCATGCCCTTGTAAGACTCTAGCTGTTAATAAGTGAGCTAGCCTTTCAAGCATCCATTTAGGTTCTACTATCAAACCTTGTCTTGAGACAGTACCTACTGCTTGTTTATTCATAACAAGACAGGCGGTTTTAGAAAAGTCACCATAATAAATATTATTAGGTTTAGTTGAATCTAAAGATTGAGTAATATTTGTACTTGGTAAATGGTTAATTTTAATAACTTTGATTCCATTTAACTTACCAGTTGTGCCATCAGAGTAAGAACCTGTACCTATATCATGGTTTTTAATATCTTCATATTGAGCAAGTAAGGCGTATTGTAAAGGTCTTACAAAAGCGTATCTATCTTCTTCTGGAATATCCTTCTGGTCAAGTTCCACACCCGCTGTATATATAGCAGCTGCAAGTACAGCTCCATCTGTCAGAGCGGTTTCTCCTGATTTAAGGACTGTACCACCCTTACCACCTTCAACAATAGCTTTTGCACGAGCTGCTAAAACTCCAACCTGAAGAAGTTGTTTATCTTCGGTATTAGCCAATGCTCTTGACATTTCTTGTACAATTTCTGCTCTATCATCATATTCTTGCATTTTCACATCTAATTCATGAATTAGAATGTCTGAAACTAAGAATGGGTCTACATTGATTGTAAGTTCATTGTGTGCAATTTTTTGGTTTCCAAGTAAAGTATCACCTACTCCTATATATTTAGCTGAGGTTGTACCTAACACTGGGAATGAAGCTGATTTACCTTTAGTGATAGTTTTGCTTCTAACATAATTTTTCATTACTCTTTTTTCATCAAAAGCTGTTAATAACTCAGGGATGAATTGGTCTTTGAACAATTGTGCCACATCACCACTAAAGTTAGCTTGACCAAGTCGAGTAAAGTTATAAGTGTCAACCATATTTTAATAATCTCCTTTTATATATTAGTAAATACCTAAATCAATTCCTGCTTCCCTACTAGCAGCAATTCTTTTCTGTACGTCTGCTCTGTAAGCTTCATCTTTGTTATATTTAGGGTCTTTAATTGCTTCAAACATTTCTGCTTGAGAACGAAAACCATTTAGAGTTGGTTTATCCCCTGTACCTTTTTGATAATCAGGTGTTTTTCCTTCTTTTTCTTCCATCTTTGACTTTAATCCTATTAATACTGATTCCAATTCAAATTTATTTCTAATTGCATTTAATGTAATAATTTCTTCTTTCTTTAAGTTATTAGCTGCCCAGTTGATGATTTCATCCATTGCGTCTCTTCCGCCAACACATTCAGCAAGTTCATTCCTTTCAAGCTCTACTCTTGCTTCATAGCCTTTAATGTAGTCATTAACCATCTCAGCAGGAATACCAGCAGCTTCTAATGATGCCATTGATTTATCAGATAATTTTCCGTTAGCTATATATTCATCAGCTAAAATATTGTAATCTAATCCCTTTTTATCAAGTGCATTTGATACATCTTCAGGGTTTTCTAAATCCACATCTTCCGGATTTATATCATCTTTATCTGATTCATCTCCATCTGATTCACCATCATCTTCAGCTGAATCATCTTTCTTCACATTTTCATCATCAGCTGTATCTTCAGTATTATCAGAGTTTTTAGTACCTTTTTTTTCACCTTCTGCTGTCGTATTTTCTAAATTTTCATCAGCAGTATTATCAATGTTTTTATCTTCTTCAGCCATTATTAACTCCTTACAATCTTGATATTAGCCATAGCTGAATAGATTTTTGTTTGTTTATCTTTTTCACTAATTCTTTGTTTCCTATTTAATACAATCATTGCTGCAATTCTAGGGTCAATCTTTTCTTCTTTGTTTTCTTCTTTTTCTGGGTCTTTCATATCTTCCAGAATTTCAGTAGTTTCATCTTTCTTTTCATCTTCAGAAGTTTTTTCTTCTACCACAGGAGCTTCTGTTTCTTCAGATGCTGCAAGTGGTGTTTCAATCTTTTCTTCTTTGTTTTCAACTACTTCTTCAACTTGTTTTGGTTGCTTTTTTCTTGACATCAAATTCTCCTTTTATTGTTATGCTTCTTGTTCCTGTTGCTGCATCAATGCATCACCATATTTATTGATTAAATTAGGAGCAGTCTTTTCTAACAATGATTGTTGTTGTGCTTGTTTAGCTTGTTCTGCTCTTTCTTCCTCTGAATAGAAGAATCCATCAATATCCAAATTCAATGAAGCAGCGATAGTATTTGCTATAGGTTCTATTTTTCCACCTAATTGAACTGCTACTGGAGCAACTTTACCCATTACATCCCAAAAAGTAATTAATTTATTAAGGTCTGAGCTTCTACCAAGAGCTTCTAATCCTGTAGTAACTGTTAATTTGATAGATTTATCTCTAATCAAATCAGGAAGCATTTTACCTTTTTCCTTCTTCATATGATGGAATGTAATCTTGACATAAGCTTTTTGGAACTCTTTACACATAATTGAATAATAATTACCAAGAGCTTCCTCTAAGTCTTGTGCCATAACTCTTATTTCTTCAGCTGTAACTCTCTCTGCTTGTCTTTGGATAGCTGCTTTCATTACAAAGATTCTATTTAATCTTCTTTCAATCTTATCAGCTTCAGCTTGAGCAACTTGCAAATCATAATATTTATTTGCTTGTAATGGTTGAACATCCTCTATTCTTCCAAGAGCAAATCCACCATTCTTAGCTTCTGATAAATGCTTGATTTTGGTTAAACCATTAGGATTTACAAGCATAACCAATTTTGAACCTGCTAAAGACGCCTGTTTGATTGCAAGAGATAATGTATCAAGATAAGAAATATCTCCAATATATTCTTCTATCAAACCACGACCATAAGATTCACCATCAATAGCTGTATATCTTAAAGCCATAAATGGACAGATTTCAAGGGGATACTTTCCTTTTGAAGCTGGTAACTTAATTCCTTCCACTTCCTGACAAACAGTCCAATGCTTATCCCCTCTACGGAAACCTGTATATAATGTTAATTCCTCATCTTCTAAAAGGACATCAGATTTATCGTTTTTCTTAGCTCTTTTCTCAAGAATTTTGACCATAACTTCATCTTGAATATCTTTAGGGAGAGCATAAAACCCTACTGTCTCTTCTGTTATTGCTTTTAATACATTTCCACAATAATCTCTCTTTACACAAAATCTATCCAATGGATAATATCTCAAACCATCCTTAGGGTCATGTACTAAGAATACATTACCAGCAATTAATTGGTGTTTGATTGCTTCACCAACACAAACTCTGTCTCCTGATTGTTCTTGATAATCTAACAAGTTTTTTTCAATAATAGATAAACCTTTATTAACATCTTGCTCAAATTTAGATTTATCAGAACCTTCCACAGTTGCTTGTTGTCGTATTGTTACAGAATCCATTGAAAACTTAAAGAATGTCTGATTTGGGGGTAACATTGTTGTTGTTATCTTTGCTGATAAATTATTAACACCATCTGCACCAATAGATTGATTTGGTGTTTCTATTTTGACATTACTTCTTGTTTGTTTTTGTGTAGCTCTATCAGCGATTAATGATGGAATTGTATATTTCGCTGCTTCTTTAGCTTTATCTAAATAAGGTTGTCTATCTTGTTTTAAATCTTGATATTCCTCAGCTAAAGACCTATATTTTTTATCAATTTCTTTACCTTCCACCATCTCTCCTATACAGGAATATTAAGTCCTGTAGTTGTATTAGCTGTATTAATTCCTGTTGTACTTGTATCTGTTGTGTTTTTAAAAGGTACTCTTAGAGAATTTATTGTTCTTTTTGTGCTTATTTTTTCTCCAGTTGTACTTGCAGTTCTTTCATTCGATAACACAGCATTACTTTTATTCAGCTGTTCTTTCATAACCTCTTGTTGAGCCTGAACTACTGCTGTCGTGTTCATATTAGGCTTACTAAAACACATATTTTGTTCTCCTATGCCGTTGCAATATTTAATCCTGTCATATTTTGGGTTGATGTAGCTACAGTATTAGAATCAACTCCATAAACATTTTGTGTAATTTCTTCATTATTTTTTCTCTGAGGAATCATTGAAATTCTAAGAGAGCTTAAAGTTCTGCTTACCCTTGAATTATCTTGAACTGTTGTTGCCGTTTTACTTACACCAACCATTCCAGTTTCCTCAGATTGTTGTTGCAACTGTTTTATAGCATCAGCCTGTGCTTTTGCAGATTGACGGGAGCTTCGATACATAGCTATCCCTCCTGCTGTAATACCACCAACAAGAGCTGTAGCAGCCAAAGCTCCACCTACTGTTAAGCCACCTGTAACTCCAATTGCAGATATTGTACCTGCTGTAGCTGCTGCTGTTGGTGCAGTAATTAGAGTTCCACCTATTAGTGTTGTTCCTAAAGCCGTTGATACAGCTGTAGTAGCAGAACTCACAGCTCCTGCAATGGCAGCACCAGCTGTTGCCAAAGCTGTTATTACACACATAAATTTTTCTCTCCTTTGACTAAAAACAAAAGCCACCATTACAATTAAGTAATGGTGGTATTATCTCTGCCTACACTATGGTAAGTGAGCTTAAATTTCTTCATCTAATACATCTTTTTCATTAAAAACTTTTTCTGCTTTCAACTTGTCAATAACCATCTGCTGCCCAATTAAAACACCTAATTCATAATTATCTTGATATTTTCTAGGTAGTTTATCTGGAAAATCTCTCTCAAGACATTCAATTAATCTATTAGATATTTTAGGATAGTTATTTATAGTTAAATTTTGGTTTTGATTCATTTTTTCTTCCTTCTTCTCAATATACAGTGAAGTGAGATTTTCTGTGTCCATTCTGTGTCCACTTTATATGCTAATTCATATAATTAGGATTTAATTCAATAAAATAGTTTTTGTTGTTATTACTGAGTTTTGGTCTCGTAGTTATGTCTTTTACGGTGGTTCGAATCCACCCCTGCCCA